GTTATGGTTAATACCATATTGGCTCAAGCTGCTATCAACAAACTTGATCTTGAAGAGATCATTGAAGACTTGATGTCTGAGTTGACTAAACGTCAACAACAAGGTTAATATCTTGGGCAGTCTCTCTGAGACTGTCTGACTATGTTAACTGTATAATCGGAGATTATAATGACCTATGCTGAAATTCGTATTGTCATAGCTGCCTATGTAGGTTGCAGCGTGGCTCTGGCCTATCTGTTGCTGTTATCCTTTGGATACATTCAAGATGATGGCTATGGAATATACATTCCAGATGTTGGTGGATATCACATTTCATCTATTGACAAGTAGTATTACATAGTTATATAACACTGATACTTTAGTGAAAGTGTTATATAACATATGTTTAATACTAACACTGAAACAAACCGTCCAATGTTGGACACTTTTGAAAGGATACAAAATGTATCAACGTGATGTAAATGAAATCAAAGCCTTCGTAAAATGGCGTGGCCCAGATGCCTTGGTAAACAACGGCCTGTTCGTATTGCTTACGATACAAGCTGGCCTGTCCACTGTCCGTGGTAGCATGGTGAAGGTAGAACGTGATGGCTATCGTGCCGATTGCCTATGGGGCAAAAAGGCTGAAGGTTACGAATACCTCAATGCCCACAAAGATTACCTATATGGTAAGCTGTACCACATTGCAGACAAGTACGGCTATGAATCTAAGCAGGGATGTATTCAGGCCATACGTTTGTTTGTTGATGTGCCTAACTTTGGTATGGTCAAAGCTGCTTTCATGGCTCAATGCTTGGGCTTTGATACTGCCTGTTTGGATGTCCACAATCTCAAACGCTTTGGGATACCTGTTAGTGCAACTAAAATTAACATGAAAGCCAAGGAAGCTACGATACTTCGTAAGATTGAAGACTATGTGCATCTGTGTCACCAATATGCGGAGCATGGCGATGATCCACAAATGTCTACTGCTGAATACTGGTGGAACACATGGTGTGAGTATGTAGCTGGCAATCGTGCTAACCGTGCTCTGGATACTGGTGACGTAGTTTCACGTTATCATGTAGAATGTGTAACATATGGATTTGAACATGGCTAAAAAAGTATCTGTGGGGATTGTAAATCCTGTGGCAAAGGCTATGCTGCAAGTGCGCAAAGCCCCACAGGTAGTGCCACCTAAGAAAGGTAGCAAAGCTAAACGTAACCGCAAACAGGAGAAGTACGATGCAATACGAGATGAAAAATTTCATCAAAACGACTAAACGAAAAGCGTCCAACGTTGGACAATCCAAGTTCAATGATGATTGGAAACGTGATCGTGACAAAGATCGTAAACGTAAACAGACGTTACGTAATAGTATAACAAATTATCGCAGCAATAAGGTGGCCTAACTATGTCAGTATATATGATTTACCAACGGACAAATGTGGACAGTGACCGCATCAACAGTATGCCAACATCTGTATATGCTAAAGCATACTTTGCACTTAGTATGCCAACACGAGAGAATGTAGAGGATGCCGTGCATGATGGTTTGCATCACAATATGTATGAACCTACCATGATCATGCATGATGTAGAGGCACGAGAACGTACCCCATTTGAGGCCATCTTTGATGAAGGCAATGGATATGGTGATGGTACTATCAAGAAAGCCAATATCCGTGACCGATACAGCATGTCCGTAGGAGATATACTCATGGACTTGACAAATGGCTATGCCCATGTATGTATGCCAATAGGCTGGCATAGCCTTGACCTAACACTTGATCTTACAACAGCTTAAAAGGAGCTATACCATGACTAACCCAACACAAACCACCCGTCCTGTAGTTAAAACAACTAACCCTGAGTTGTATGTAGAACACACATTCCACCTGCAGAAGGCACGTAAATACACATACAACTACTCTATGTTGGATGATTACATCGCAGCTAATTGGGGCGACAAAACCCTCAAGCAAATTGCATCAGACACAAATGAGTATTTCAATCGTGTCGTGTACCGTGTTGAACTGCTCAAAGAAGCTGGTGTGATTGAAGGTAAAAACAATATGGAGCGTGGTAAGCTGCTGCGTACTCGTAAGTACTTGATCACACAACTAAAAGAATTAGATGCAAAACTAGAAGGAGTAGCATAAATGTTTGTAATTGTAGCAACAAAACCATTGGACGATGGATCACAAGGATTTCGGTTCAACCTGTTCGGCAAGAAAGGTTTGATGCGTAAACGTAAATCAACCTCACGGGGTTGGTTCAAGCGTCAGCGGATGGAGACATCCGTGGCGTACCACTTTGGCAAGCGTACCGTGTACCTGTTTGGTAATGGTATGAAGCCACGTAAACTAGCACACTTTGCAGGTTAGGAGATATACACATGACAAAGACAGTAAAAACTGAACTGACCCGTGACGAAGTAATGATAATCTTGGAAGTATACAACACCATTGATGCAATGGTTGATGACACAATGGAGATGATGGATGTGAGACTATCACAAATCCGTGAGTTGCAAAGCAAAGCGTTTGACTTACGACATATGTTTGACTTCCGTAATCCTATGAATGATTGTGGTCAACCAGCACATTGGAAGCCTAGCGTATTGCCTGACGATCCTACTGCTTGGTTTCATGACAGTGAGGTTGGCTAAGTATGGTAACAATGGCTTATGATATAACCCTTGAGATTGATGGTGTAAAATCTGTTGTCAAACTTGATGACACATACCCAGCTGTGAGTTGTTGGAATACTGCGACAGATTTTGCAATCCACATGGCCCTTCATGATCACCCCGGCACACGAATTGAGTTCATTGACTGTGCCGAATATGTACATGAGGAGTACACAAAATATGGCTACATACACGATGCACCTATGGTGCTACAGTGATGCCAAAGAGGATGACCCATGTGACGATTGGTCGGGTCATCCAATCCCTAAACCACAGAAGGATGATAACAAATGATTAGTGCAGCGTTAATGTGTATGGCATTAAACATATACCACGAATCACGTAGTGAGGAAATGAGGGGGCAGGTTGCTGTAGCAAATGTCACCCTAAATAGGGTCGCCAGTAACAAGTGGCCTAATGATGTGTGCTCTGTAGTTAAGCAGGGGTATGTCAAAGGCAAGTCAAACTGTCAGTTTTCATGGTTCTGTGATGGTAAACCCGACACACCAACAGACACGGTGGCTTGGGCTAGGTCTGTGTTGGTTGCTAATGACGTTATGATGGGGTACATACCCGATATAACTAAGGGGGCGACACACTACCATGCAAAATATGTGAAACCATACTGGGCTAAGTCACTTACTCCGACTGTATCATTTGGTTCACACATATTTTATAAGTAAGTGTTGACACATCTAAATAACTATGGCACAGTTGCCATACAAACAACTGATAGGAGATTAATATGCCGTTTGACATCCCAACTTACCTAGACTTTGACGTATCCTTTGAACCAACGAAGGTTAATGACAAAAAGTACGTCATCAACAATGACACTGGCGAATACCTTGGTATTGTCGGCAAGTCATTCAAGTGTGCATCACATGGTGACTTTTATCGTGGCGTTATGAACACAGTGACAGAAGAACTTGATCCATCTGAACTGACTAATGCCAAATACAACTGGCAGACTGCACGTAATGGTGCATGGTCTATGCTGGACATTCAACTGCCTGACATGAAGGTAGAAATCACAACGGACAAGCACCAAACTACCATTGGCAATCGTATCATTAGCCTTCATGGCATTGATGGTTCGTGCAGCAATCAAGTGTTCTTTGGTGCTATTGATTTCTTCTGCACCAATGGTCAAATACGTGGTGAGTATGACAAAATTCGTAAGAAGAATACTGCCAACTTCTCTATGGAAAGTTTCATATATGAATTAGCCCGTGCTCGTACTGATTTCTACACAGAAGCCAGCAAGATGCAGGTGTGGGCGCAGACTTCCACTAAGTATGTAGACATCAAGATGCTGCTTGATGAAATGATTTCGTCTGAACGTAAAGCAGAAAAGATGTACATGCTATACCTGCAAGAGGCTGCAACACGTGGTCATAACAAGTGGGCATTGTACTCTGCCTTCACCAACTACGCATCGTATGCTGATGAACGTAATGGGTTCAACCTACGTAACACAGGCAATGACACACAGGCAATCAGCATGTGGTCACGTGAGCAAGAGGTATCTAAGTGGGTATCAGATAGTAAGTTTATTGAATTAGAGGCTGCATAATCAATGCCTAAACTACCACGATATGTACAGAAACGAGTGTCACCTTCGGGTGACATCTCATTCCGTTTCAATCCACCACAGTCACTAGTGAACGCAGGAGTAGTAGAACGTGAGGAACTTAGTGGAGATATAAAGGTTGCGAGAAGGATTGCCCGTGAGTACAACAAAGACATTGATGCGTATCGTGACAAGCAAGCTCAAGTTGTAGAACTAAAGCCTAGCAGCAAGGTCACTGACCTCATTAACTTCTACTACTTGTCAAACGATTTCAGTATGTTACGTGACTCAACTAAGGTAGACTACAGGTATTTCTTGACCGTTGTTCACCAGACAATTGGGTGTCGCAAGTACAAAGATGTCACACCTAAGATTGCAAAACGTGCATATGAGGATTGGGTGAAGCGTGGCATTAGCTTCGCTAACCATGCGGCAACCTGTGCCAGTAGGGTGTACAACTACGCCATACAAATGGAACACGCAGAGCAAAACCCTTTCGCAAAGATCAAACGTAAGGCAACCCAGCAGCGCAAGAATGTGTGGGAGCATCGTGATGTTGTCAAGTTTCTTGATGTAGCTTACAGCGACTTTGAGTACCGTAACATTGGTCTCATTGTACAGATGGCATACGAATGGTGCCAACGATTAGGTGACATGCGTATGCTACGCTGGGAGAATGTTGACCTAAAGAAACAGCAGCTACGATTAGAGCAGAGTAAGCGTAGGGCAGAGGTGTTCCTACCTATCAGTGACAATCTAAATGCTATGTTGCTTGAGCAGAAAGCAGACTTTGGTTTTCAAGAATGGGTGGCACCACATCCACAGCCACGTGATGGTAGGTTTAAACCGTATGCAATGGAAAGACTGTCCAAGGTTGGACGCCGCATCATGAGGTTAGCAAAGCTAAATGAAGAGCTAAGGCTGATGGACTTACGCAGAACTGGTGTGACACAGATGGTAGACAGGGGCGTTCCACTACCACAAATCATGGCAGTAACAGGTCACACACATGTTGCATCTGTGAAACCATACATGAAGCATACTTACGAAAGTGCAAATAATGCCTTGACACAAAGAAACGTGTGTGTAAAATTGAGTGCAACGAACAACATTGAAAGTGATACACATGAATAATATGCAAGAACATATAAGTGATATGGACTTAGTTAATGGTGAAACTAAACGTACTAACTGTCCCGTATGTGGGGGAGTTAAAACTTTTACAGCCACCAACAACATGGGTCAGCTTATGTGGAATTGCTACAAAGCTGGTTGCAGTGTGTCGGGTGGTACTCGTACCGCACTTACCAGTGATGACATCCGTAAGTCTCTAGGCTCAGTAGCAGATGAAACTGAGGCAGTGCCATTCCATAAACCTGAGTGGATTGTGAAAGACTACGATGCTGTGCGAGACTTTTGTGACACATGGGAACTGGATGCTCGTGACCTCGGTTTGTTGTATGATGTTCGTGAACACCGTGTCGTATTTCCTGTGGTACACAACAACATCATGGTGGATGCAACAGGTAGAGCACTAGGAAAAAAGATACCTAAATGGAAAAGGTATGGTAAAAATCCCTTGCCCTATGCATGTGGCTATGGTACAACGGGAGTAGTCGTTGAGGATTGTGTTAGTGCTGCCATTGTGGGTGAGACTAATGTATCTGGATGCTCAGAAGGTGGAGTGTATGTCGGGGTAGCAGTGTTGGGCACCTCACTTTCTGAGGTACATAAGCAGTATCTCTCACAATTCTCAACGGTTATAATTGCACTAGACCCTGACGCCCTACCAAAGACACTGCAATTCGCAAAAGAATTACGAGGGTATGTTCACGATGTGAAGGTACTCCGACTAACAGATGACCTGAAATACCGAAACCCTACCGACATAGAAAATCTAACAACACTTGGAGAAGTATAATGGAACTATCACTAATACGCAGCCTTATGGATAAAGAGTTCTACGATGATCATCGTGGTGCTAAGTGTCCTGATAGACTGTTCAGCAAAGATGTGCGTAAGATCAAGCAAGCAATCGACACAGCTATGGATCGCTATGAGCGTACAATTACACCGGATGAAATTGAGGCATTGTTTATGTCCAACAATCCAACCCTCACCACAGCGCAGAAGGGCGCTTACAGTTCACTGTTTAATCAGATCAAGAAGGAAGCCCCTATGGGCAGCGACATAGCACAGGAAGTGCTGTCTAAGCTGTTCCAGCAGGTCGTAGGAGAAGACGTTGCCAACCTTGGGTTTGACTACGTAAACGGTACGAAGGGTAGCCTTGAGCCATTACGTGACATACTTGAGCGTTACTCAGATGACTTCACCCCCGACCTACGTATTGAGTGGGATGACATTGATGTTGACACACTGCTAGAAAAGAATGATCTTGAATCGCAATGGTCATTCAACATACCTACCCTTACACGTAAGGTAGAGGGCGTCAATGCAGGTCACTTGATTGAAGTGGGTGCACGTCCCAACACAGGCAAGACATCCTTCCACGCCTCTCTCATTGCAGCACCGGGTGGCTTCGCACATCAAGGTGCCAAGTGTGTTATCTTATGTAATGAAGAAGCATCACACCGTGTTGGTGCACGGTATCTGACTGCGGCTACTGGTATGACTATGCAAGAGGTGAAGGATAACCCAGCCCGTGCCCGTGATGCATACTCAGTTGTTGCAGACAACATCAAGATCAAAGATGCAAGTGATCGTGACATGTCATGGGTTGAGTCTGTGTGCAAGTCATACAAGCCTGACATTGTAATCCTAGACATGGGTGACAAGTTCGCCCGTACTGGTGGCTTCTCACGTCCTGATGAAGCACTGAAAGCTAACGCTATCTATGCCCGTCAGATTGCCAAGTCACATAACTGTGCCATCTTCTACATGTCTCAGCTATCAGCTGATGCAGAGGGTAAGGTTCTACTGAACCAGAGCATGATGGAAGGCTCACGTACTGGTAAGGCAGCGGAAGCTGACCTTATGGTATTGATTGCCAAGAACCCTGTGGTTGATGGGCAAGAGGAAGAAGACACACAGCGTCACTTGAATGTTGTGAAGAACAAACTATCTGGCTGGCATGGTGTTGTACATTGTGACCTAGAGTACAAGACTGCGAGGTATACAGTGTGAACCAACTAGAACTATTTGAAAAGGTTGTACAGCATTACGAGGATGGACTTGAATGTAATAACTGTGGTGTTGTACAACCAGTTGATAACTTTCAGCACATGGTATCAGGTGAGATAAAAAGAAAGTGCCGTACTTGCGCTAGGGAGCAATCCAATCTGGTTAGTTATCTAAAGAAGTTGCATCCGTATCCTGATGACAATTACACTTGTCCTATATGTGATCGTAGCATTGATCAGATAGGCAAGAAGGGGCAGAAGAGACTGCAGAATTGGGTGCTTGATCACTGCCATGATACAGAAACATATAGAGGTTGGCTGTGTCATCATTGCAATACAGGACTTGGTGCATTCAAAGATGACATCAATAGAATTAGAAATGCCTTAGCGTACCTACAAAACCATGAGGAGATAGCACGTGATTAAAACAACATACATAAACCACATGGGCAATGACCTGACCGTAGCTAATGCTGCCCGTGTGTCATTTGGTAAGACCAGTGAGATGGAAGACGATCCTTGGGGTCCACCTAAGCTCAAGGCTAAGGATGATAAGCTGATCCGTTACCTTGCCAAGCATCGTCATATCAGTCCCTTTGGGCATTGCTTCGCATCCTTCCACGTCAAGGCTCCAATCTTTGTAGCACGCCAGCTAGTTAAGCATAAGTTCTTGAGATGGAACGAAATATCTAGGCGCTACGTAGATGATGAACCTGAGTTCTATGTGCCTGACGTATGGCGTGGTCGTAGTGCTGACAAGAAGCAAGGTAGTGAGGGTGAAGTAAAATATGAAGGGCCATTAGGTAACTACAACCAACTGGATATATACAAAGAGCTATTACGGGTAGGTATAGCACCGGAGCAAGCCCGTATGGTACTGCCACAGTCTACAATGACTGAGTGGTACTGGTCTGGTAGCCTTGATGCCTTTGCTGACATGTGTAACCTACGGTGTAAGTCTGACACACAGTACGAGACACGGTTAGTGGCATGGCATATCCATAGGCACATGGATAGGTTATTTCCTGTGTCATGGGATGCTTTGATGCAAGGAGATGACGATGAGTGAAGTCAAGATAACTGAAATAACTGAGCATGAGGATGGCAGTGCTACGTTGCAGGTAGAGTGTGACCCAGAGACATTTGCAGCCATATTTAACGTGGGCTTTGTGTCGTTAATTAAAACTGGCCTACACCGGGAGGGTGAGGATGGCTAAACTATACGACTTAGAGCCAATGATTATGGACTGTTGGCATGTATGCGCTGACCTTCAGGTTATCTCCAAACAGATAGGTGATGGTGAGCGTGACCCTACACAAGATGAACTCATGAACGCCCTGCTTGGTATGCAGCAAGTGTATCAGTGGAAGTTTGAGCAGTTGATCAACAAGTATGAGGAAGTGTGCCGTGATAAAAAGTGAGTGGAAGAGACTAATGAAAGAGCATGAAGACTTTAAGGAGAAGGTAATGTCAGAACACACAGCGGATAACGTCAACAACCCAGCACACTATGGCAAGGGTAAGATAGAATGTATTGATTACATTGAAGACTTTCTAACCACAGAGGAATACATAGGCTACCTTCGTGGTAACATAGCTAAGTACCTACACCGCTGGCGGTACAAGAATAAGCAAGAGGATCTACTCAAGTCACAGTGGTACTTGGATCGTCTGATACATCTAGATGGAAAGGATAAGACATGATACCTATAGGTCAACTAAGATTGTTACTCACCAAGGCAGGGCTTGAGTATGTTATCACCCGTGTGGAAGGTAACGTAGCTCACGTTAACATTCTTGTAGCAGAGCAGCCAGATGTACACAGTTGAGTTTGAAAGTGATGCAGCAGTCATAACAACACTAGATGAAAATGACCGCTTTAATGATGTGGAAATGGTAGTCGGGGATGACGATGTTGTTTACTTGAGACAGTTTGATAACACACTAAATGAGTATCAGATATTGTATATGTCGTACCAACAGTTGCTAGATTTAAACACGGCACTACGTAGTCCAGAGGGTGCCTTCTATTCACGGTTAGTAAAGGGGAGATAACAAATGAACAAAGATGAAGTAGATGCAGCAGCACTTGTATCAGAAATGCATCGTCAAAACTTGACGTGCAAAGAAGCATTGAAAGCAATGCAGATGTACGCCAATGATAAAATGTTTCAAAATGAACTTGACAAGGTGTATGGCAATGATCTATTAATAGAAGATGAATGGGATAACTGGCATCCAAACGATTCAATATAGGAGACGCAATGAAACACCTTACCCTTGACGTAGAAAACACTGTGGTAAAGCGGAATGGTAAGATGCACCTTGATCCGTTTGAGCCAGAGAATACACTGGTAATGGTAGGTATGCTAGATGATCTTGGAAACCAAGACATTGTAACTTTTGATCACGCAGAGCAACAACCTACCACAGAGGGGCGGCTGATTGTCCAACAGAAACTGGATGACACCGCCCTTCTAATTATGCACAACGCTGCACACGACTTGCTTTGGCTTTGGGAGTCTGGCTTCACATACAATGGCCCTATCTTTGACACCATGCTAGGTGAGTACGTGTTGCAGCGTGGACAGAAAGAAGCTCTATCACTTGATGCTTGTGCTGAACGGTACAACCTTGACACACAGAAGCAAGACACACTCAAGGAGTATTTCAAGCAGGGCTACTCAGTACGTGACATTCCACATGCAGAGTTGTCAGAGTACTTGTCACATGACTTACATGCCACACAGCAATTGTATCTTCGTTTGCAGACATCATACGAGGAATGCACTTCACTGGACGGAACTATACGGCTGACCAATCAGTTAGCTATACACCTTGCTAAAGTATATCAGCGTGGGTTCAGTGTAGACATGGATGCACTTGAG